TCACGTAATTCCAGATCAAGGCGCGATTGGGATTCCCCGCACTCGCCGATGAATTCGGGTAGTACCACCACACCAGCTTGTTGAGCGGATCGACGACGCCATAGACCCGGTAGAGATAGGTCTGATCGACATCGGTGTAGAAGGTCTTGTCCACCCGCTGATTGCCGATCGGCGTCAACCCGCCGCCGTCGAAGATGTAGAACCCGTCATCGGCGAGAAACGCGGCGACGACGGTCCCGTTGGGAAGCGTGACCGTGACCAGAGATTGCGGCGCCGGCAGGCCGCGGCCCCGCACGACCTCGCGGAAGGCGAAGACATCGGGCGTGCCGACATACTCGACGCGGTGAATCGCATAGTCGCAGAAGACCGAGCCGTTCGCCCCGCCCACCGGGCCGGTGATGCCCCTGATCCATCCGCCATAGGCGAGATCGTTGTAGCCGGACTGCGCCGCAGCGGCCGACGAACTTCCCGGTGTCGGCCAGGACGTGACATCGTTGATCGCGGGCCACCAGACCCGGTTGGGATAGCTGTCCGATCCATCGGCAACGTTGCCGGTCAGCAGGAAGCCCGGCGAGACCGCCGCCATGTAGCGCGCCTTCGGGGCCGAGCCGGAGAGATTGGCGAAAACGGACGAACTGTCGAGCGTCCAAGTCTGGATGGCATCGCTGATGTTGCAGGCCAGCGCACGTTCCTTGAACTGCGCGAAACACCAATGCTCGTCCGACGAAATCGTGTAGCCGCCGACCTTGGAAACATCGTCCAGCGTCGCGTCCGTGTCGAGCCGGTAGAGCTTGGTCGCGTCGCCCGCGAACACCGAAACGCCGCCGGCCTTCGAGCGTGCCGCGAAAGCGCCCTGACAGCGCGCACCGAGCGCTCCCGAATAGACCGCAGGCGTCGCGATCGGGCCGTAGGACCGATCCGTGCGCGGGAAGGCCCCGGAAATGACGGTCGCGTTCGGGTTCTTGAGCGGTGGAAGATCGGGGGTGTATTCGCCGAAATCGACGGGCGTCTCGGTGAGCATCACATGCCGAGCGTGTCAGGACGCGAGCGCAGAGGGCTGCCGGAATGGCGGTCCTTGTTGCTCGCCTGCGCGATCTGGTCCACGGCTTCGGCGTACTGCGATTTCCACAACGGCAAGCGCTCGTCGTTGCGGATGAAGGGTTCGGCCTTGACCAGCGAGCCGAACAGGTAGAGGTCGGGATTGCGCGTGAAGAGAAGATGCGCCGATGTCGTGATGTCCTGGCGCTGCCAGTAGAGGCACTTCCCGGTGTACGTCGTGTCCGGCGTCGGGCCGAACAGGATGTTGTCGCCCTCGATCGTGTAGACCGTGGGCTGCCCCGTCGAAACCGCATAGCCCGTCCAGAACCTATCGGGCGTGACGTACTCCAGGGGCGTATAGGGCGAGATGTAGAGGAACAGCCGGCGCATCTGCATGTAGCCCGTGGGCAGCGCCACCGATTGCGCCGATACGGTCAGATCGGCGCTCGCTTCCATCTCCCGGACGCGGAGGATGCGGTTCACCTCCGCCTCGCAGAGGACGATGAAATCCGGGACGTAGGCCGAAAGCGCGGTGTCGCCGCTGCGGGTCAGCCACGACAGGACCGCCGTCTGCAAGTTGGCGTAGGTTGAAATCGCCACTTACAGAAGCTCCGTCACATGCAGGTTTCCGCCCGCCGCCGACTGGATTGCGGACACCTTTTCCCCGCCGTTGATGAGGAACACTTCCGCGACGTTCGGCGTGAGCATCGGGACATCGCTCGTCGTCGCGGTCGGGGACGACCCGATCTTGATGAAAGCGGCCGTGGTGACCATCACCCGGACGGCGCGCACGTTGTCGCCGACCGCGTTCGAGATCGTCCCGGCCGTCCCGGTATAGGCGACGGACTGATGCGTGCCGAGCCGCCAGGGGGTGATTACGCGCATGTCAGACCCTTTCCAGCGAAACGCGGAACGCCCGGTTGTCCGGGTCGTTCAGCCACTGAGCGAATTTCTTGGGATCGTCGGCGATGCCGCGCTTTTGAAGGTCGAAGTAGACCGTCAGCGGGATCTGGGCGACGTGGTGGAAGTTCTTTCCCCGCCCCTGCCCGTCGTTCTGCCACCGCTTGTTGCGCTCAACGATGTCGGTGACATCCTGAGCGTTGCGGATGACCAGCTTGCCGTCCTGCCATTCCCATTCGGTCTTGGCTTTGGCGAGCGGGTCAACCGCAATCAACTCCTTGCTCACGCGCGATCGGCCTTCACGTAGATGTAATCCACGTCCACCGTCGCGCTGGCCGCGGTGCGCGTGAAGCAGGACACGACGGGCGTGAGCGCAACCGTCGCCGTGGTCGCGTTGACCACCGCGCCTACATACGCGCCGTTGATGAAGAACCGCCCGTTGCCGGACGCATCGACCTCGACCCGCAGCACCACCCACGTCGCCGCGACCGGGGCAACGTTGGTGTTGGCATGCGTCGCGTCGGTGTCAGCCTTCACCCCGGCGATCCAGAAGTAGTCGTCGGTCATCGAGGTATCGAAGAAGAACCCGACGGCATCCGTCGCCGTCGTCGTGATCGTGTTCGCCGACGCGGCCGAGTTGATTGGCGCTTCGAGCGTGCCGACCTGATCGGTGAAGCCGACGAACAGGGAGATGTTGGTGATCGCGCTGATCTTGACGCGCGCTTCCATGACCAGGCCGCCCGCATTGGGCTTCCAGTTCAGGTAGCGTTCGAGAAGAACGCCGTTGACCGCCATCGTGCCGCCAGCACCCGCGCCCGTGGTCGCGCGGACCGCGCCGTTGGCGGTCGAAGCCAGGACGGCGAAGTTGACCGTGGCGCCATCGGAGCCCTTGTTGACGGCCCACTGGTCGGCGATCACGTCGCCCTCGAAATCGTCGAACATGAACGGCGCCGGGGGGCTCGAATACGAACAGCTGTCGTTCGCGTCGAACTTCATGGCGTCGCGGCCGGTCGTGTCGTCGTAGACGGACCACGCGCCGGGAACCTGCTTGAGACTGAAACCCATTTCGCTTCTCCAAAAGGAAAGGGGCGCCCCGAAGGTCGCCCCTATGTTGCCGATCAGCCGTCAGGTCACGAGGTCGTGAGGTCGGCGACCTTGAAGCTCGCCTTCTCGTTCCGGCACACGAGCGTCAACTCGGTCGAAAGCATCCGACGCTCATGGTGGCCGATCTTGGCGAGGGGTTCCGTCTTCATCGGCTGAAGCACGGCGACCGCCCAATACTCGGGATCGATCCCGAGCACGGTACGGGTACGCACGAAGCGCGACGGCACGATCCGGTGGCGCCCGAAGTCCGAGATGTAGACATCGACGCCCGCCACAAGCTCCTGCTCGCTCATGTCGATCGTCTTCGTGGCGTTTCCGGTGAACGTGCTGATCTTGCGCTTGTTGAACGACCCGGCCAGGACCAGCGTGGGCGAACCGCCCTGGTCCCACGCCGCCGAGATGCCGGCGCTGAACAGGTCTTCGGTGAAAACCCGCTGCGTGCCGTCCGTCAGCTTGGTCGCGGTCGGCGCACCGGACGATGTGACCGTGGTGGAGCCGCCCGACCCGTTCTGGTCGTTGGTGCCGATCCACACCTCCGCGCCGCCGAGCTTGCGCGCCGGCAGGTTGGCAGGAAAGTTCCACGGCGTGAACGCAGCGACCGGGCCGACCGGCACGCGTTCGACGCTCTGGCTGACGACGCCCGGAGAGCGCGGCGGAACGCCGCGCGACGCGAGGCGCTTGGCCTCTTCGGCGAGGAAGTCGATGATGTCGGCGGCGAGCGTGACCTCGCGCATCGCCTCGGCGAGCGGCTTGCCCTGCTCGGCGGTCAACGTCGCCGCGATTGGCGCCGCGCGCTCGCGCAGCAACGGCGCTGAGTCCGCGGCACGAAGCCGGTGATGGAGAAAGTGCCGCGAGTGCGCCCAATGCATCGAAGCGCGGTCCAGCGCGCTCCAGCCCGCGCCTACCGGCCGTAGGCGACGGCTTGACGTCGCTTGCGTGAGGTCGGTCATCGCCAGCGGTGGTCGAATGCAGCCAAGCGCGGTCAAGCCCGCGCCTACCGGCTGTAGGCGACGGCTTGACGT